CCTTTGCTCATGAGGGCTTGACCGCGTCCCGGCCCTCCCGGAAGAGGGCCAGCCCTTCCTTGGCGGCGGGGAGCACCCGGCCCCGGAAGCTGGGCACCGCCAGGACGCCCGTGACGAGCACGGCGGCCCAGATGCCAATGCTCCAGGCGCTCCGCTCGGGGCGGGCGAGCTCGGCCTCCAGATGGCCGTGGGCCCACCAGATGATGAACCCGCCCACGAGCAGGTCGAGGAGGAGCTTGAGGACCCGGTCCGGGTCCACCTTGAGGGCGAGGAACTCCTGCCAGGACGTCATGTGATGGGGGGTTGGTAGCCGCGCTGCGCCGCGAGGAACCCGGCTATGTGGGCTACGGATTGGGCGGTGGCGCTGGCCTCTTTCTGGAGCTCGCGGAACGAGCGGTCTGTGTTGTCGGCAATTCGTTCGACGGCGTGGGTCTGCTTCTCCAGCCCGTTGGTGAGCGTATGGACCAAGGCGTTGCCCTGTTCCTTCAGCGCGGCCTCGAACGCAATGAGTGAATCAGTGTTGGCGCCGGTCTGCTCCACGGCGGCGTCATACACGGCCACGCGGTCCTTGTACATGGTGTCCACCTGGGTCTTGAGGTCGGACTCCGCCAGCCGCATGCCGAGGGCCCACAGGCCCCGGAGCAGGGACTTCCAGGTGAACGCGGCGGCAGTGAGCGCCCCGGCCAAGAGGAGCGGCCACAGGGCTGCCGTGGGTATAGGGATAGTGGCTTGCATACGCGGGGGGTTCCGGGGAGGAAGCCCCAGAGTCGCGCGGACGCTCGACTTGCCCTAGCGTTAGATGATTTGCGCAGAGCCGTTGGTCGCCCGGGGGCGGAAATACAAGAGCGCCTGCAACGTGAGTTTGCTCGTCGTGACGCGGGCCGGTTCGGCCCCCACGAGGGCGTCCAGTTTGAGCTTGCTAACCATCAGCCCGTTCGGGATGCCGCCCACGAGGGCGTCCAGTTTGAGCTTGGAGACGGTGATCGCGTTGTCCCATCCACCGATTAGTGCCGTGGACTGGAGCTTGTAGACGTTGAATGTGGTGGGGGTGAACGGCCCGGTGAACACGCGGGTCTGGCCGAGCGTCCAGGTGTATCCGGAGTATTCCGCCGAGTGATTGTACCACCGGGCTCCCAAATCGGCGGGGTCGTCGGTGGTCCGTTGCAGGACAAAGCGGTTGGGTCCCTGATCCGTACAGCAATCTGACCGCTGCCCCAAGAAGAACTCTTCCACCTCAACGTTGGCACCAACACCGTAATCTCGACCGAGCCACGCGCCATACGCACCATACATAGTGCCTTGGCCGTTCATCAGGACGGCCCACCGGGTGGTCAACAGCCCATCAAACGCATTGGACGCCGCGTGCCCGGTGGTCCCGATTGTGGCGTCCGCTTGGCCCGAGTAGATAGCAACGCCGCCGTTCTGGGCGGCGCCTCCTGCCGTGGCCCGGAGCTCGAGCTCGCCGATCGACACAGCCGTGGACCCGTTGACCGAGCGAACAAAGATGCGGTAGGCGCGTGCCCCCATGGGTTACGCGGCCTCGCAGCCGACTTCTGCCGCGTTGTACTCGGCAATGGTCCAGGGGAGGCCGGTCGCCGGATTCAGCTCCCAGATATACATGACCGTGACAAAGCCGATGCCGCTGATAGGGATGGAGGGCGAGTAGTAATTGGTGCCACTCACGCGCACGAATAGCTTCACATCGTTCGGCCCGGTCGAGCCGCACCGCACATCTGCGGCGGCCCGCACCGCCATGATGGGCGCCGTGGCCGCCGTGCCGGCCAAGTCGGCAACCGTGCCGGAGAACCCGTCCCCGGCTGTGTCCAGAGTGAGCCCGTTCGCCCGGTTGAGCGTCGTTTCGTTCACATCCGTATAGACGCCCGAGTCCTGCCCAGCCACGGCGCCTGCCCCGTTGATCGCCGGGTTCACCACCTGCAGCCCATACGGTTGATAGTCCACCGTCGTGAGCAGATGCATGGCCCAGTAGTAGTCACCACCCCCGAAGCCGGTGTCGTTGCTCCAGCCCCAGAAGTCCACGACCTCAATCGTGCTCACGCCGATGAGCTTCGTGTCGCCGGTCATGGAGGCGAGCAATATGCCGTCGCGATACCACTTCAGCACCCCGGTGGTGTCGTGAATGTCCACCTCGAGCGTATGGAAGTGGACGCCAGCGGGCTCTGTTTGCGTGACGCCCACCGCCACCCACGTGGGCGACCCCGGCGTGCTGCTCGTGTTGTACTGCAGGGTCATGTTCCGGGTCGCGGTCACGTGACAGATCCGGAACACCTCCAGCCCGGAGGTGAGGTTCTTGAAGACCAGCCACTTCAACGTGTGCGTGTTGAAGCTCCCGACGTCGCCGCAGTTGGCCAGGAATTGCAGCCGGAATGACGCCAACGCCGCACCGCCCCACTTCTGGTCCGTGAAGTAGATGCTGTGGCTCGGTGTCAGATAGGCCGCGTTGCTGTAGATGGCCGTCTTTACCAGCGCCGTATCCATACCATGGCCCGACGTGACGACGGTGCCACCAATCAGCGAGACGTCGATGTCGTCATTGCCGTAGCCGATGATACCCATGTTATGTCTCTACGGTGAGGGTGAACACCAGCGAAGTGATGGCGTTGGGGTTGGTCAACGTCTCCAGTGTGACGACGATTTCGTCGTTTTCCAGACACGCCTTGTTCGCCCATGCTGCTGCGGAGCCGCTGGCTTCAGACACGCCAGACAGGGTGAGCGTTCCACCCCCAAGATCCACCAACGCCCCACCTGCCTCCTCCACCTTCTTGACCGTGAAGGTAGCGTCGAGCGTGGCTTGTGAGCGGTCGGCCTTGAGGGCCCGAACCTTCCAGCGCGCAGCCGTGAAGTCAAACCCCGGCATCAGCGCCAACCAATCCCCCGCCGCGCCCATGGTCGCCCCGTTCCCAAACGGGAACACCAGGCTCCGTTCGGTGCTGGGGGCCACGGGGGCTTCGGGGAGCCAGTTGGTCCCGTCGAACACCAAGATGTCCCCCGCCGCTGCGCCTCCTGGCAGGAGCTGGGTGGTCGGGTTGACCATCCCGTCCACCGTGGCAATGACCACCGGCGCCCCGGCGCTCCCCGTGGGGAGTCCCGCCACCAAGGGTCCCGTGTAGGGCGTGAGCCGGGCATAGAGCTTCAGGCCGAAGTCCGCCACAGGGACAAAGTCCGAGTAGGTGAGGACATCCGCGGGCAGCACGAACTGGTAGTACGTGGGGAACGGGGTGTAGTTGCTCGTGGCGAACGTGGGGTCCGCGGAGATTTCAATCTTGAGCGACTCCGCAAACGGACCTTTGGTCACGATGAGGTCGAACGTGGTGCCGGCGTTGGCGAGTGTGATGTTGGGGCTCGTGATCACCGGGACCAGCGCGGGCGTGTACACCACCCGCACGAGGGGCGTTCCCATCACTCCCCCCAGCGCGGGCCCGCTGTACGGCGTGGCCTGCACGTAGAACGTCTTGTCGCGCTGGGCGGTGGAGAGCGGAACCAGGTTCGCAAAATCTACCGTCCCATACGGGAGCGTGGTCGTGGTGTCGGAAATGCTGGTGGCGAAGGTGGGGTCTTCTGAGATGCGGACCCGCACGGAGCGCGTCTGCTTGTTCACGGTGCCGGCATACTGGATGCCCGCAAGCCGGGCCAGCCCCGTGTTCAGTTCCTGGAAGCTCGCCGACAGGTCCACAATTGAGGCGACCGAGCCCGAGCCCCCGCGCCCGAGGTCAATCCACGTCTGGTACCGCAGGGACGGCTGGCCGCGCATCCCGAGCTTGGTCTTGAGGACGTGGTTTTCCCAACGCTTGGTGTACGTCTGGATGGCCCCATACTGGTCATCGTCGAAGACCTGATAGTCCGGGGTCAGCTTGACATAGTCCCGCAGCTTGACCCACCACAGGCCAGGCACCGTGAGTTCGTACTCCACCGTGGGGAACTGCACATCGCTGAGCACCCGATCCGCAAAGTCCCCTGCCGGGGTGTCTGCCGTGACCTGGGTCTCCGCCGACAGGTCAATGTCCAGAATGCGGACACCATACCGGGTGCTCGCCACGCTGGGGAGCACCGTGGGGCGCTGGATGGTCGTGCGTCCCCCGGTGGTGCTCTCGTAGGTGAGCCGCACCACGGTGCGGACGCTTTCCAGCTTGGTGGCGACGGTCGGCAGGTCGGTGACCGTGTACGCCTCAATGGTGTAGTCCGGGCCGACGGGGGTCAGGTTAGGCTTTGTAATACGGACGTCAAACTCCCCGTCGATGGCCCCGGGCAACACCTCGAGGAGGCACGAGGCTTTGTCGGCGGCGGCGGCCATGGCGGGCCACAGGTTCCCCCGCGCGACTTGATGGAGCACCATGTCGAACAGCGCGGGGTCGTCCTCCACCACAGTGTACCCGCCCGGGCCCCAGTCGTCCAGCATCTGCTGGAGGACCGTCGCCAGCGGGACGGGGACCGCATCATTGCCATAGAACGTGGGGTCGGTGATGGTGGCGTCCATGAGCTCACCCTCGAGCCCGCGCCCCACGAGGTTGATGGTGTTGGCCGGGAGGTTGACGAGAATCTCGTCCACAATGCCCCGCCCCATTTCCACGTAGTTGGTGTCGTCGGGAACCATTCCTGTGAGCATCACGACCTGGTCTACCATCCAGTACCGGCGCACATCCAGGAACGGGGCCCATACGCCCGTACTGTCCGCGTTGAGCGGGGAGTTGAAGCGATACGGGCTCAGGGACAGCGTACCGTGTTGCCGCGCCACCAGTGCGGTGAAGGCGTAGGTGTGCGCGTCCACGTGATGGGAGAGTTCAGCAGCAATCTGGAAGTCGTGCGGTCCCCCCAGGTCGCTGGCCAGCATGCCCACGAACACCCAGTCCCCGTTCGGGTCTGTGAGCCACAACCGTTGGAAACAGGAGAACACTCCCGATTCCACCAGCTCACGATCGGCGGTGGTGAAGGTGTACGGCATTTAGAGCGAGGCTATGTCGCCGGAAATGAGCAGCACCGGATCCTGTCGGGGACCGGGCACGCTGCCGTGGTAGAAAAACTGTCGGGTGGCGTCGTCCGTTTGGCCGCACTTCAAGGCAAGGCGGGACCACAACTCAATGTACAGTCGGTCCCCAGCTTGCAATTGGAAGTTCAACGGCGAGGGGAACTCCATGACAACGGTGGACCAACCCAGGCCTCCCAAGGTGCCGTAGTACCCCGTCTCCCATGGGCCCAATACGTTAGCCCCGCCGCGCCGCAGGTACAGCAGGGCTTTGGTGGACTGAAGTTCCCAGGTGGTGGCCGTTCCCCCGCCGCTGTCCGTTTCAAAACGAATCGAGGGGGTTCCTACCACGTATCCCGCTGCGAGCTCAACGGACAACCACTTGGCCTCGGGAGTGGCCGAAAACACGGTCGCCGGTACACCGGGGCACGCGGCAGTGGGCGGCACCAATGTCGTGCCCACGCTGACTCCGCTGGAGGAGTCTCCCGGGTAGCTACCATCGGGGGTGGACACCAAAGCACCCCCCATATCGGGAGACGCCACACTGCTGAGCAAGAACTCAAAGGCGCCCGGCACGGCGCTCAGGGGGTCCGGGCATTCGGTCATGTCGATACTGAGCTCCCAACTGATGAGCCCCTGCATGATCTTCCCCTCGATGACGGCCGACACGTAGATGGGGGTGAGCCCGTTGTCGAACGCCTCGCTGGAGCATAGCACCTTGGCCCTGTTCGCGAAGGTGGCCCGAATCAGGGTGCTCGTGGTGTTGTCCAGCTCTGTGGTGATGACCCGGGCCCGGATGCGCTCGCCCACCACAGCGTTGATCTCGTTGCCGAGGATGGACTGGGCGATTTCGCCAATCTCTATGGGGGCGAGCTTGACAGCCTCTCGGCAGTCTACCGCAATGTCCAGGGTCCCTACCCCGATGGTGAGGATGCTCATAGCCGGTCCAGAACCTTGCTCAGCTCGACCGCCCGCCCGGTGCGGGTGCCCGCCTTGCGCTTGAGGATGGTGATGAACCCGTCAAACAACGCCTCGGGGTTCGGCGGCGTGGTGGGGAAGTGGAAGTTGGCGTCCCCGTCCCAATGGAAGACGTTGATGGCGTCCTCGTCCTTGGGAGCGGGGGCGAGCGTTTGCTGAACCGCCGCAGGTGGGGCGAAGGTGACTTGCTGAATCGGCGGCGGCGCCGCTGTGGTGGGAGCTGGGGCGTAGGTGGTGCTGGGGCGACTGGGCGGCGTGAGCTGGTCGGGCGACCACCCAGCGCTCCCGGGGGTGGCCCCACGCTGATAGGCCACGCCGAACATGCCGATGTAGTCCTGCACCTTGAAGCCGGCAGGACCGTTCCGTACCGTGGTGGCAAAGCCCGTGAGCGCGCCGGTCGCCAGGTCGATGGCGAACTTGTGGCGCTCGGCGGCCTGCGCGAGCTCGAGCTCGGTCTGCGCTCGGCGCTCGTCCGCGTCCACCTCGTCGCCAAAGGACTTCTTGAGGTCCTCCAGTTCGCGGCGCTGGCTATTGGCGAACGACTCCTTGGCCGCGTCCACGTTCTTCCCGCTGGCCGACAAGTACCGGACCCGGTAATCCTCCGTGGTGCGCTTGAGTTCAAGCTGGACCGCCTCCTTGAGCTGGGAGATGCGCTTGTCCATGAGCTCGCCCATTTCCTTCAGTGCGGCGTTCCGGTTGGCCACCTGCTGGCTATGCCGGCCCCCGCCCTGATAGGCGTTCTCAATGGCCTTCCGCATTTCCTCGCGCTCGCGGTTGATCTGCGCGATGCTGGCGCCCGTCTGGTCGCCCTTGACGGAGGACCGGAGCCCCTCCATGGAGAGCTTGAGCTCCTTCTGCGCTTCGGCCATCTGCTTGGCCGCTTCCTTGGCGGCCTTGCCCACGCCGATGATGCCGCCAATGAAGCCCGCCACGCCGCCAATGATGGCGCCGGGGACCCCGCCCACGCTGGCGCCCGCCATCGCCCCGGCGGCGGCGCCGCCAAGGGCCCCGCGCACGTAGTTGCCCGCCATGCCGTGCTTGGGGCTATACAGCGCCGAGCCGGTGGTGTAGCCTGCGGCCAGTCCCATGACCCCGCTCCCAATGCGCCCGCCCCACACGCCGAGCTTGGGGTCGCTGCTTGGGGCGAAGCCGAACCCGTCTTCCGCCCGGGGCACCGCGTCCTTGGTGGGTACGCCGTTCATTGCCCCCTTGGGGAGGCGGAGCGAATCCACGCTGCCGAACAGCCGCTTCATGAGCTGGTCGCTCGCGAGCTCGGCAGCCCAATCCAGGAACTTGCCCCGGAGCCGGTCCAGCATCTGACCGAAGATGTCGGCTCCGCCGTTCGCAATCTGGGTGAAGATGGCCACGAACTCCTGCTTCACCTCTGACGCCATGCGCTTGTATTCCTGGACCGCCTCCCGGCGCTTCTGCTCCTCGGCCCGCTCGAGTTGGGTCTGGGCCTGCTTCTCCTTCTCCTTCTGGTCCTTGACGGCGCTGTCGCCGATCTCAGCGTTGTAGAGCCGGTTGGCCGCTGCAATCGTCGCTGCGCGAGCGGCAGGATCCGCGATCTTCTCAGCCCCGCGCACAGCCTGCAGGTATTTCTCAGCAGCGGCAGCATCCTCGGTGGCCTGCGTGCCTATCCGACGGGCTGCCGTCAGCGCTTCCTGCCGCTCGGCGGCGGCGGTGATGGCGTTGACGTTGCTGTACTGGGTCGTGAGCTTGGTCCACGAGCTGGACATTTCCGCCACGGCCACGAGCTCATTCCGCAGGGACTCATAATACGCCTGCGTGGTGGTGAGCGCCTTGGTCTTGGCATCGTGGGTCTGGTCGAACGCCTGCTTCTCGGCGGCCTTGCGGGCCACCAGGAGCTGGATTGCTTCCGTCTCCTTGGTGTAGGCGTCGGCGCCCTGCTTGGCGGCAGCCAGCAGGCGGCCCGCGTACCCGAGCTCGTCCGCCCGGGCCTTGGCCCCTTCCTCCCGCGCCTTGGTCTGCTGCTTGATTTCCTCGGTGAGGCGCTTGCGCTCAGACTCCGCCTCGCTGGCCGTCTTGTTGGCCTCCTCGTGGGCCCGGGCCTGTCCGGTAATCTGCTCAGCGAGGTACTTGGCGGCCACCGCCGCGTCGTGCGCGGCCCCCTTCTCCTGCTTCAACGCATCCGCGTAGGTGAGGGAGGCCGCTGCCACGAGCCCCTGCTCCTTGAGGAGCTTGACGTAGAAGTCCTGCGCCTTGTCCTCGGTGGCGTAGCGGTCCTCCACGCGCTTTTCGGCCTTGGCGCCCCCGGTGCGTAGGGCGTAGGTCTTGTTCTGCTGACGAACCAGGTTGTCCAGCTCGGGCCCCACGCCCGCCAGTCCGCCATAGGCGCGCGTCATGCGGTCCGCCGTGGCGGCGACCTGGGCGTTCTCGATGCTTATGTCGTTCAGCTTCTTCTGCATCCCCTCCAACACGCCGGTGGTGCGCAGCACCTCCTGGGCGAACCGCTGGAGCATGGGGTGCTCGGACCCGAACTTGATCACCTCGGCGTTGTATTCCTTGACGGAGATTTTGCCGTGCTCGAACTGGGTGTTGAGTCCCCGGAGCATTTCATTGAACTTCCGGACTTCGGCCATGCGGAAGTTGGCCACCTTGGGATCCACGGCCTCGGCCAGATCTGCTCCCCACTGGCGGAGCACTCGCTTCATCTCCTGGAAGTCTGCCCCGCCCACCCAGTCCGACGGCTTGTAGCTCATCAGGGTGGGCTTCTTGGTGCTGAAGTTCTTCAGGACTTTGTCGGTCTCCTCCCGGAGCTCCTTGATCTCCTTGGTGGGCGCGTCCAGCTTGAGCGTGCTGAGGGTGCCCAGCGCCTTATGGAGCTCGGTGGTATTGTGGAGGGACGCCTTGGCGGATTCATTGTACTTGTACTGCGCCTCCGCTGCGGCGTTGGTCGGGCCCTGAACGCCCTTCCACACCATGCCCAGCCCCGCCACCACCGCCACCATCCCCAACATCATGGGGAGGCTCATGCCGAGCAGCCCCACGGTGGAGGTGATACGCCCCACGAGCGGGGGAATGCCAATCATGGACGACGCGGCCGACACCAGGGACTCGCGCATTTCGCCCAGCCGCATGCCGCTGCCCCGCGCGGAGCGCCCCATGCGGTCATGGCTGAGGGCGAGCTTGTCCAACTCTCCGCTCAGTTGGCGCGCCTGCTGGATAGGCGCCATGTTCCCCGCGCCTGCCGGACGGGTGAAGATGGGGGAGGAACCGATCTTGTTCTGAAGCTCGGCCTTGTAGAACTCGGCCATCTGGCGGGCTGCCGCTTGGGCGCCCTTCTTATCCACGAGCCCGTCCTGCAGGGCCTTGTTCAACGCGCCCTTGCTCCCCTCGACCCGGGCCTTCAGGTCGGCGAGGTAGTTCTTGGCGGTGTCGCCCTTGAGGAGCTTCTCCTGGAGCTGGGCCGTCTTCTCCTGCTCGGCCCGGACAGCGGCCTCCTGGGCCTTGGCCTTGTCGCGGACCTTCTGGCGGTCCTCCTCCAGCTTGGCCTCGCGGGTGAGCGCCTGATCCATGAGGCGCCGGGCTTCCATCTGCTCCTGGGACGCGCCTCGAGCCCCGCTCGCGGCGTCGCGCTGGGCGGACATCTTGGCCTGGATGGCCCGGAGCTCGGCCTCCTGGGCCGCCTTGATTTCGTCACTGGCCCCCACGACCGTGCGTGCCGTCTTCTTGGCCGCCTGCTCAATCTCCTCGAGGGAGCGGACATACATCTTGCCCGCACTGGAGGCTTCAGCCGTGTCAAACCCAAGGCTGAGTTGGACCTGCTCACCCCCACCACCGCTGCTGGCTGATTCGTCGGCCATGGTTCTACTTTTTGGTGGGGGTGTTGAGCTTGAGGAATTCCTCGTCTAGCACGTCCAGTAGCTGGAGAAACTCGTCTAGGTCCTCCGGTTTGACCAAGCCCAGGTCCTTGGCGCGTTGACTGATTTCCGCGTAGGCCAGTGCGCGGGGGAAGGTGCCGGCCATGGTGACGTCCCACGCTCGGCGCTTACTCAGCACCTGGAACGACTTCCATGCCTCGCGACAGCAGGGGAGCAACTCGGGACCCACGAGATCCCGAGTTGACTGTTTCAGCTCCAGGGCCGCTGCCAGGAGCCCCTTCTGCTTCCCCTTTAGCTTGTGCTGGTGTCGGAGGACGGCAGTGAGTTTCCCTCCATCACGGCCAGCTCGGCGGGCTTGAAGGTCTCTTCCTGTCGGGCCAGGAACTGTACTTCCTGGCGGAACCGAGGGTACTTGGTGACGAACTCCTTGGCCGCCGCCTTGCTGTACGTGGTGCCGTCGGGATGGTTCCGCCAGTCCACGAGGATGACGCCGATCACGAGCTCCGTGTTGTACTCATCCTGATACTTGGGCGGGAGCCCGTCGTGGGCGAGCATGATGGCGCGGAACTTTTTGTCCAGGTCACGGGCGAAGTCCCGCACGATGTGGGCGTTGTCGCTGCGGACCTTGACTTCCATGCCGCCGCGCAGCATGGCCCAGGCACCGTCCTGCTCCGCCTGCTGGTCCGTGCCAAACAGCGCGTCGAACGACTTTTTGATGGGGGTGGTTGACATTTCCGTCCTCGTGGGTGAATCGGGGAACGCCCTGGAGCCGGGAGGGGCTCCAGGGCGTGGGGGACTCTACCTCCCGATGCCGGTTTGTGTACCGGGACCTACCTGCTCAGGTGCCGTACTCCTCGAACCGGCTGATGGCGAAGGAGTAGCCCAACTGCGGGTGCTTGATGCCCTGCGCTTCCGTGTCCAGCATGCGGTCCGTGTCGATGCCCGGCGTGGTGGGGTTCCCGGCGCCGTACTTCAGGCGCGGGATGTCGTACAGCATCGCCTTGCGCGCCACCGCGTCCACCACGGGGAGGAACAGCCCGCTCGCCGTGGAGCTCCGGATCTTGTTGAGGACGGTGTTGTCCCCGTAGTACATGCTGAGGGTCGCCTTGATCACGTGGCGACCCATCCCGATACCCACGCTCACCAGCGACCCGAGCCCGTTGTTGCGGCGCAGGTTGTTGTTGACCGTGAGCACCACCTTCTGGAGGATGTTCACCCCGCTGAACGCCGTGCCGTTCTCCAGCACCGCGCCGATGTTGGCCGAGGTGTTGAACACGTCGTTCGTGGGGGCCGCCACGTCCGTGGCGCCCGTGGTACGGGTGGTGGAGTTCTCGGCATTGAGCCCGAGGAAGGTGGTCTTCCCCCTGGCGATGCTCTGCTGGTCGAACTCCCACTCCTTCTCCGCCACGACGTGGCTCTCGAACAGGTCGTACTCCGGCACCGCGATGTCCTGATACTGGACCTCGAGGCTGTAGCTGCGTCGCGTGGTACCGTTGCGGAGCGAGTCGCCGATGTAGACCCGAATCTCCTGGCCCGTGCCGGCGTCCGCCACCCAGCCCGCAGGCACGATGTCGAACGGCAGCGACGTGGCCGTGATGGCGCGGCTGGCCGTGGGGGCAATCCGGCACCACCCGCCCGGGTTGGTCACGTAGGCGTTGTCCGCGGTTTCGCTGCCCACGTACACCCACTGGCCCTGATACAGGCCGAGCGTGGTGAAGTCCAGCGCCGTGGAGGTGAGTCCCTGCGTGGCCGCGCCGCCTGCCACCGCCACCAGGTCGCTCGTGGCCCCTTCGAAGCCCACGACCTTGAGGCGTGCGCCCACGTCCGGGGAGGCGTCCACCGTGCCGCCCGTCATTTCGACGTTGGTGCCGCTCGAGGTGGCTGCCGCCCGGAACAGCCGGTTGTTCCCAGCGTCCGCGAAGCCGCTCGCCCGCACCAGCATGCCCTCCGCGTAGGCGCCGGTCTGACCCTTCACGCCGCTGCTGGCCGCGACGGTGTACTCCGTGGCGCTGACGGCGGTGATGCGCGCGGGCGCGGCGGTGGTGTTCTCGCGCTCGGGCGTGCGGAGCCACGTGCTCCGGAGGGCGCCCTGATCGATGGTGTGATCCGCGTCGAAGCTCTGCTCCTGCGGCAGGTCACCCCCGGCCTCGAAGCCCAGGGTGATCAGGTCCTTGACGTTGCCGTCGGCGGAGAGCTCCTTGCTGTCGTCGGTCTTCTTGGCGTGCGCCAGGTTGACCGCCGTCACGCGGAGGTTTTCGAACGCAGGAGTGGCGGGAGTGCCAGCCAGATAGCTGTCCTCCTCCACAATCCCTACGGCGGTGCGGTTGGCGTCGCTCATGGTACAGTCCTCAAGGGGTTACGGTGGAGTTGACGAGCATATCCGCCTGGAAGCGGATGGACAACAGAGTAGAAGCCCACTCCGTCTCCTGGGCGCCGTCGGCTGGGGAGCAACTGTAGATGGTGACCTTCTGGGTGTTGTATACCAGTTCAGTGCCGGGAGAGCATACGCGACTCACGGCATCTGTCATACCGTCCAATCCGTGGCTGCCCGCGTTCTTGGGGTAGAAGATGCCAAGCTGGTAGAGTCCCTGGAGCCGGAGCCGGAACTGCTGCTGGCCGAGACCCTGGCGCGTCTCGGGGCCGTACTTGTAGCTTTCCCGCCACCAGGGTTGGCCCACCGTCGGCACGTACTTGACGTTGCCGTCGGCCTGTCCCAGTGGAGCGCCTGCCACCACGCTGATGGCCCCGGCGCTGGTCTGGTTGGCCCATACCCGGCTGGTGTCTTCGGGGAGGCGGAGCGTGAGCTGGGTGCTGGCGGGGAGGGCGGTGATGTACGCCACGCCGTTGTTGTCGCCGGTGAACCCGCCAATCAACACCTCGTCCCCGGCGCTGAAGCGGTCGGTGAGGAAGCTGCCCCCGTCGGTCCGGGTCAGGAGCCCGGCAGCGGTCAGTGTGGCCCCGGTCGGGGCAGCGGTAGCCTTGATAACCGTGGCCAGCAGGTTCCGAAGGGCGAGCCGACTGCTCTGTTGGAGACTCATTTCCACCCCTGTTGCTTCTTGACTTTGGCGACGATGGCGGGGAGCGCGTTGGCCGCCACTGCGACCATTCCCACGGGGGCCTGCTTACTGTGGCCGCGCTCGAGCGGGAGGATATGCTCAGCGTTGTTATTGAGCCGGACTTCCTGGCCTGGAACAATGGAGGCGATTTCTGCAAGCGCCGCCGCGTCAAAATCGATGACGGCAATCTTGTCCTTGCCCCGGCTGCTTTGGTCAATGTCCGGGAGCGCGGGGGCCTGGCCCTTGCCGTCAATGGAGAGCCACCAGGAGGCTCGGGCGTAGCCGGTATCCACCGGCGTGCCGGGGCTGAACTCGTTGCCCACAATCACCCCTTCACACACCTCGAGGATGATGCCCTGCACCAAGCGCTTGATGGCGCGGGGCATGGCCGTTTTCTGCTTGTCCAGCACCGCCGTGAACTCTTTGATGTGGACCTTGCGGACGCGGGTCACTTCTCGAGCTCCACGCTGAACAACACCGGGCGCCGGTTGTCTGGGCCCAGCGGCTTGCTCCGGGCCACCTTCCACGTGTCGTTGCCAATCCCGAACACCTCGTCCCCATACTTGATGTTGACCGGGCAAGAGGCGCCCGCCACCAGCAACCGGCGCCGGGACTCTTGCGGACTGTCCCCGGCTTCCGCGCCCGGGAGCACGACTCCCTTGATGGAGTAGTCGGTGTAGAGCGGGTCGGTCACCTGATCAGTGAGGCGGGTGGTCCGCACGGGGGCCGCGTCTGGGTAGTGCCGGAGCGTGACGGAGAGCCCCTTCGCTTGCACGAGGCGCAACGCAAGCGCCGTTTGTGGGGCATACGTCACCGAGGCCAGGATTGGCTCACCTGCGCTGCCCTCGAGTGTGCAGCGGTGCAGAATGGGCCCGGCGTCGTCTGGGTTCAGGGTTCGGGTATCCACCACGCGCCAATTGCGCCCCTCCACCCCTAGCACCCAATCCCCCGGTCCTGGGGTCACGTCCAGGTCCAGCCCCGCAATCAACACCTGCCGCCCGCTGGTCACGCCGTCGCCCGTGCCGGGGAACACGGCGGCAATGATGGGGTAGTCGGTGTGACCGGGGTCGGTGAGCTGATCCGTCAGACGGTTTCGGGTGGGGGCCGTGTCAGGAACACGGCGCAATGTCCCCGCGAAGCCCTTGGCCGTGAGGAGGCGGAGCGCCAGCGCTCGCTGGGGGTCGTATGTGGTGTCTGCGGGGTCGGCAACGACCGGCGTGCTGGGCGCGGCTCCCGTGGGGGAGCCGGACCACAACAGCAGCGCCAGGAGGTTCAACACGGTCAGGCCGAGGCGCTGATGATGGCGTCCTGCTCTTCGCGCGTGAGGGTCCTGGTGTAGGCCGTGGTACCGTCCCCGTGCAGGACCGTAAGCACGCCGGTGCCCGTGTCGATGGTGAACCGCATGAGCCCCCCGGCCAGCGCCTGACTGACGGTGGGCGTGGTGTTGCTCCCGCCCTGCTGATTCCGCCCCAGGAGCGCGTCGGCGTTCTGGGCGGCGGTGGGGATGTCGCCGGTGGCGGCGGGGCTCGCCGGGAGGTTGTCGGTCTTGGCCTTGATAGCCGCGATCTCTGTGTCCAGGTACCCGGCGACGGTGGCGAGGTTGGTGTTGACCGTTCCGAACGAGCTCGCAATGTCGGACGCGTCCGCCGGGTCGCTGGGGAGGTTGTCGGTCTTGGCCTTGATAGCGGTGACGTCGGGCGCTGTGGCCGCGCCGTAGGCCGCGAGCGCAGCAGCAGCAGCAGCCTGCGCGCCCGCGCTGGACAGGTTGTTCAGTGCCGCAATGGCGGCGAGGACCGCGTCGTCAGCCGTCCCCAGCGCGGTGGCCAACTCGGCGTTCGTGGGCAAGTCTGCTACTGCCGTGGTGAGCGCCGGCAGTTCTGTGTCCAGGAAGTCGTCAATCGTATCCAGCTTGGTGTTCACGGTCGCAAAGCTGGCCGCAATGTCCGAGGCGTCGGCGGGGTCGCTGGGGAGGTTGTCGGTCTTGGCCTTGATGGCGGTCACGTCGGGTGCCGTGGCGGTATTATGGGCGGTGAGTGCGTCCGCCACTTCCGACTGAACTTCCGCGTCCCACGCGGCATTCCAGGGGAGCGCGGACAGCCCCGCCCCGTTGGCCCCAATACGGGCGTAGGAGTCCCCCGTCTGGGCCACATGCGACGTGAACGCCGCAGGGAGCGTGAACACCAGGACCCCCACCACCTCGATGTCGGCCGTGACGCTCTTGCCCGAGAACAGGAGGGCGTCGGCGTCGGTTTCGCCCTGAGTCAGGTCGAACAAGTACCACCCTTTCTGGTTGACGGCATCAATCTCGGTGGCCGAGGTGTCCGTCAACGCGACCGCGCCCGCGTAGGCTTTGTTGACATACGCGGTGATGTTGGCTGCGTCGCCCGCCTTGCCCTTGCCGGTTGCGGTGTCGAAGGCGAACAGCGCAATCTTCTGGCCCGCCACATTTTTGAACATCGGTCAAGCTCCTGTGTTATGCGGCAGACGGCCAGCGTGAGTAGTGGCGCCGAGCAGCGCCTCGAGCGTTGGTGGGCCAGAGGACTCCCTCGTTCGCGTCGAACCAATCCTTGATCACTATCCCCGCCTCGTTGTAGCCTGTGGTGGTGAGGTGGCCGCCATCGGTCGCGGGGTCGTTGTAGTAGGTGGCGTTGAAGCACCGCTTGTCGGCCAGGACCCCCACCTCGAACAGACCCCCCACGGCGGCAAGGTCCAACACGTAATCACAATGCGCGGTGGGGTTCGCCCGGAGCTCGTCATTGAAGTCGCTGGCGATTTGTCCGATGGCGCTGAACCCGCCTGTTGACGCCGTGGCTCCGCCGACATACCAGATCTTCGCGTCCGGCACCGTACACATGACGAACTTGATGCCCACGGCCTGACACGCGGCGTGGTAGTCGTCCACCACATCGAGCAACTCGGCCAGCGTGTCAATCCCGAGCCCCACGGTGTTCAGCGTGTTGAGGACTTCGTTGACCACCACGATGACCGGGCCCGTGCGGGCCGCGTCCTTGTACACGCTGATGTCCCGGTCGAACCAGTCGAGCATCTTTGGGAACTGATCCCCGTTCCGCCCAACATTGTATTGGTGAATCTCCTTCATGAGCGGCATCTGCGCGAGCAACGTCCCGCGCGAGCCGGTGTTCCGGTTGGCGGCCACGTAGGCCCACGTGGTGGTGCCGGTGGCGAGCGTTGCTAACAGGTCATCAGACCCGGAGTTGCCCTGTACCAACGAGTTGCCGCTGAATACCACAGTCGGGTTGGTGCTCTGCTCGGCGAGCGCGCCGAACTGGGACTCGGCCCACGCGGTCAGTGCGTTGAGGAACGTGTTGTCGGGCTCCCCGGTGTAGACCAGGAGCGCACAAATTTCGCCCGCGCCGTAGGTGGCACCGAGTCGTCCCAGCACCAACTTCGTGTTGGCGTTTGTGGCGTCGAACACCCGCCCATGCCGCGCCACCGGCACCCCAGCAATCCCAAACTTGTAGACCGCGCCCACATTAGAGTCGGTGGCGTCCGTGTGCCACCCGTTCTTCCCAATCCAAACCAAGCGTCGGTTCGCGTCACGCGCATAACCGGGCGCCGGGGTAAACGCCCCGGCCCATTTATTGCCAGAGCCCCCCACGCCCGCGCCGTCGCTGGCGATGGTCCCTTGCCAGAAGCCCCCTTGCGGGCGGATCATCATGAACGGGTAGGTCGTGGCCGAGGTTTCGTCTGCGGCAATGCCCGCGAGCGGACCGTCGCCGGTGGCCTTCATCACCGCAAACACGTGGACGGGGTTCGGGGCTGCGGCAGACCCAATCAGTTTGGTCAACGCGGCGCCCGTGGTGGTCATGAAGTCGTCCGTTCCGTCCAGGGTCAGCGACGAGTCCTGGCCCACGGTTCCGTTGACGGTGGGGCGATTGCCTGACGTGGCCTGTGCGAAGGTCCGCCCGGGGGTGCGCCCCCCAAGCCCGCCCAGCGCGTCCCGGACTCCCGAGGCGGCCCCGCCCACGACATCAACGTTGAAGCGCAGGTCGTACACTTCAGGGAAGACGCTGTTCCCGCCGTTGTCGTCCACAAAGTCCTGGAGGGATTGCAGTTCCGCGCCCACCACGTAGAACTCCGTGGTGGTCACGTCGGCGACCCCAGACGCGGACGCCGTCAACGTGAAGGCGCCGCCTTGGTGGTTCGAAGGAATCAGGTTACTGAACGTGGCAATACCCGCCACAGCGGCTACCGTCACGGTGCCCCCCAGCGAGCCGTAGGCGTTCGCGGGAGACCACGCCAGCGTGATATCGCCGGTGAAACTGGTATCGGTGGTGGAGCCGTCGGTGGTCATTCGCACCACCACCGGCGACATCACAGCGCTTGGCGCCGTGGTGGATGCCGGTTGCGTGTCCACCACCAACGCGGGAACGGCGGGACTCGCAAGGAGCCCCGCCTCCGCCGCGCCTCCGAACCAGAAATACGCCGACATGGCTAGGCGATTTTGCGAACACTAGCGTCGAACGCGCAATCCGCCCCGGCGATTTTCTGGATGGTGAAGTCGAATCCGTTCAAGAGCACGAGCGTGGGCGTGACAAACAGCTCCGATTGTACTCCCAGGAGGGTCTGAGAGAAGCACACACGCTTGGTGCCGCCGGTGGCTTCCACCTTCTCGTAGATGCGGATCTTGAACTCGTCGCCCTTCACCATAGCGCTCGCGTCCACCCACAACTGATAGACCCCGGCCACCGCGATGGTTTGAAGGCTGGTGGTCCCTGACACGATCGACAGCTCCGAGGAGCCAACGGTCACGCCGTCCAATTCATACGGCTCCGTGATAGCCATGGGAGGTTAGCTCACAGCGTAGATGAGGCCCCCGTAAGCGTCGTCATTCGACGCCGCCGAATTGGAGGCAAGCATGGTCAGGCGTGTACCAGCAGGGACGTCACGGAACGCCGGCAGGGGGAAGTCCAAGGGGCCCGTGCAATCCTCGTTGCCGAGCGAGATGAACTCCCACGTGCCAATCCGCTCCTCCACCGAGGCGCCGATGCCGATCCCAATACTGAGGCCGCTCTGCCCGAGCGTGCTGTCCGTTTCAGGCTGGAACCCCGGCAGGAAGGCGAAGTGGTCTTCGCTGGTGGCGGCAGTGAGCTGCGTGGCTGTGGCGGCGCCGCCGCTCGTGGCTGGGACCACGGTTTGACCGCGCACGTTGTTCACTTGCGTGCCGTAGGTGGTGACCTTCCGCCCCACGCGGAAGGGGGGCGGGCCTCCCCCATACAGCTTGATGATGCACCGGGCGCTGATGCCCGTGCGCACGCTGGCGAATCGGGCGGCAATCCGGACGCCCGCAGGGATGTGGAGCGGGAAGAACCACGCATACCCGCCCTGGCCTGCCGCGCGAGCGTAGCCGCACAACAGGGCGGAAATCAGGACATCATCCGTCGCCCCGCCAATGAGGATGTCCATGGCGGCTTGGGCGATGGTCGCCGAGGCGCCGGTCTCCGAAATCCAAATGGAGATGCCCCACGAATTCTGCGTGTTGTTCGCCGCCGAAATGATCTCGGTGACGGCGCCGTCGAGCGTGGTGGAGGCATTACATGGGACTGCGGTGCCGGGGGTGTTGCTCCCGACGATGCCTTGGTTGGTGATGACCTTGACCGCACCCTTTTGAGGGACCCAGAGCATGAGCGGTTCCTGTTAGGGTTCGTATGCAGAGCCGTCGTCAGCGCCCGAGGGGTTGCTGTAGGTCCCTGCCGTGAATTCCACCGCATCGTCCGGCGTGGCTTGATACGGGACCGGGAGCGTGGTGCCGGGGGTCAGGCACAGCGGGGCCAACAGCCCGTCCACCTCGCTCATGAGCGTCTCCGGGGAGGCGCCCTCGAAGTAGGTGGTGCTGATGACGTCCACGGTCTCGGTCTGCACTGCCCCGCCTCGAGCGAGGTCAGGCTGCAGGCTCCCGGGCGACGCGCCCGCGCGAATGGCCAGCAGACACTGGGCGTCCTGCAGGCGCCAACTGATGTAGTCGTTGTCGAGCTCAGGGCCCCGGTACTCGGAGGCGTCGTCGCGCGGCCAGGCGTTCCGCTGGGTGGCGGTGCGGCGCGTCCCCCGGTAGGTGTACCGGCGCTCGTTGTTGAGGTACAGCATGGCCTCGTGGAGCGCGGCCTCCTGCTGTGTGGAGCTCAACGCGGCCCAGCCGGTGAGGTTCCGGGCTGCGGCGAACGTGGTCACGTTCGCAGCGGTTTGGTAGCTATTGGCCCCGGTTGGGAGCGTTCCGTCCTCGACAATGATTGCCATGACCAGCTAGGGGAGGGGTGGGAACGGGGCAGGATTGGCCCAGAACGTGCGTCTGGGCCAATCCTCGGTGCACCGAGTGCTACTCCTGCGCCATGCTGATGAGCGTCCGAACCTCCAGGGCCAGGTCGGCGTGCGACTGTGCCGGGTCCAGGTCCATGTCGAACTTCTCCTTGGCGTAGGTGACCAGGTCCTCGACGGTCATCTTCTCCAGGTCCAGCGCGTTGACCGCTGGGTCCAGCACGGGCGCCGGGGCGTCCGGCTCCGGTTTGACGGGCCGGTACGCGACGAACTTGTTCTCCAGGCGGGTCTCCAGCGAGCCCTCGGGCCAGTGCTCCAGGTCCTCGGGCGTGATGGCGTCTCCCTTCTGGTACTGCTTCCCCTGGACGTTGAACCCATCCGCATGGATGCAGATCAACGCCAGGGTCACCGTGAGCTTCGTCGTGGTGGCCATGTTACGCCACCACGCTGGCGAAGAAGTAGCCCATGCTGCTGGCCACGATCTTCATATCCGACGCCATCTCGGACTCGATGCGGTCGGAGCTCAGGAGCTCCGCGCGAATCCGCTTGGTGCGGAAGCCGTTCTGGGCGCCGGTGAAGCCCGCCCAGTTGAACGTGTAGCCCGCCGTGGGCGTCATGAGCGACGGCGACGGGGCGCTGTAGCAGAGCAGCGCGTGCTTGCCCCCGATGAACGCCATGGAGCTCGCGGCGCCCTCGACCGCCGTCTCGTACACGCTCTCGAGCACCAGGACGCGCTCGATGTCGAAGTACCGGGCCAGCATGGCCAGGTTGATGGAGTCCGCCGAGGTGTACTTGAACTGGTCCTTGATGGCCGCGCACAGGCGCAGCGCGCTCAGAACCTCGGCGCCGATCACCAGCGTGTTGGGCTTGAAGCCCGTGGCGCGCTGGATGGTCAGCTTGCCCGTCTCCACGTCGGCGTTGGGGTTGGCCGTCGCCGCGACCGACCACAGCGTGCCCGGGGTGATGTCCGTCCCCCAGACGCCCGCCTTGAAGAACGAGTTGACCCACTTGCGCTCCCGACGAATCAGGAGCTTCTGGGTGACGTACTCCGTGGCCGCCTTGTCCAGGCTGAGGACCGAGTCCGCGTTGGCGCGGGTCTGGTCGTCGATGTCCTTGTGGAACGCCTCCACGAGGCAGGAGTACGAGGCCGTGCTGACCTGGAACCCACCACCCGCCGACTCGGTGCCCGGCGCGCGAGGCTTGGCCTCGTCGCGGAGGAAGTCCGCCTTGTCGAACAGGTAGTACAGATTGCTCTGCTGGGAAACAGGAACGTTCGGGAACACCTTGTCCGCGATGAAGGACGAGGCGGCCTGCACGTAGGCGACGCTGATGTTCGTCAGCGGCGCGTTGACGTGCACGTCACCCGGAGTGGGCGACGCCTTCTGGATGCGAGTCCGTGGAGCCATGGGGAAGGGTCTCTCAGGGGAGGGTGACGTGGGCTTACGGGATGAGGCGCGACTGCGCGCCCAGGAGCACTTCGACGACGTCGCCGGAGACACCACCCTTGAGCAGAATGCCCAGGGAGCGGTTGGTGGCCGTCGCCGCTGCCACAGCGGCGCCGTTGGCGTCGCTCATGACTTCGGCACCCGCCGAGAGGGTGGCCGCGAGAATGACCTTGCTGACGCCGGTGATCATGACGTCGGCTGCCGCGCCCGAGGCGGGCTTGTTCTGCAGGATGCCGATCGGCTTGTCGGTGCTGGCGGCGCAGACGGTGATGGTGAGGTCACCGCTGACCTTGACGAAACGGTGCTGCTTCGTGCTGTTGTCGGCCGAGGCCGTCAGAAAGCCGATGCACAGCCCGCGCTGTTCGGTTGCCATGGGAAAGCTCCAGAGGGGGAAGGAGGGGGAGTGGGGCTGTGCGGGACTACTGGGCGTCGCCGGTGAGGCTGGCCTCGTAGGCGTCCGGGTCTTCCACGAGCGCCTTGGTGATCGCCTGCGCCTGCGTGAGCTTGGGGTCCGACTTGCGGAGCTCCTCGGCGCGCTTCTCGATGGTGGCGCTGATGCTCGGCGCGTCCGTGTCGTTGGAGCCGAGCTCCTCGGTCAGCTTGGCCGACTTGGTGACCGTGGCGAGCTGGCCCACGATGGTGCCCAGTGCCGCCTGACCCGCCGCGTCCAACTGCTTGAGCAGCGCGACGACCGGCTCGGTCTGCAGGCCGGTCTCGCCCACGAGCGCGGTCGCCTTGGCGACGAGCTCGCGCTGCGCGGCTTCCTGGGCCGCCTTCTCGACCTGCTCCTTGGCCTCGCTGGCCGCCTTCTCGATGCTCTCGATGTAGGCCAGCGCGGCAGGCGTCAGGCCCTTGCGGATTTCCTCGGGCGTGTTCATGTCCTGGTCCTTGGTGATGGAAGTGGGGGCGCCCGAGTTGGGCGTGGAATCGACGGGCTCCTGGTTAACGCCAGGCACGTTCTTGGCAAAGGCTTCCTCCTCCTCCACCAACTCCTCGTCGTCGTCCTCGTCCTCCTCCCCCTTGGTGACGGCGCCTATCACGCTGTCTCGAAACTCGTCCAGGCTCTTGTTGATGAGGGCAATCCGCCCCTCGGGGGTGAGGTCGTCGGCCAGGACGATGCTGTCGAGCGACTGGCCGAGCAGGTCCAGGAGCTGGGGCGGCTCCTCGCTCTTGGTGACGCGGCCGAACAGCCGGTCCAGGAGGGACGGCTTGGGGGCCTCCCGCTTGAACAGGCTGACGCGCGCATGCTGGTTGGCGGGGTGGTCCACGAGGGAGAGCTCCTTGAGGAGGATGTTGCGGAGGGAGCGGCGCTTGGTCATGGGAGGGTCTCAGGTGGGAAGTAGCTGACGGAACGTCTTGGCGACGAGCCCCAGAGCCGCGTCTTCCTTCTGCTTGGCCTTGAGCTCCTTCTCCTCTTCCTTGGGGTCGCGCTTCCCGCCCGCCTTGAGGTGGGCCGCCATGTGCGCCTCGAGCTCGGTGGCGGAGAGGGGGATCTTGCTGCGGGGCTTCAGGAGTGCGGCGCTTTGCTCCGTGGTGAGGTGGCAGTGGGCGCAGGCGTGGTCCGTGATAGCCTTGGCGCGGTGCTTCTCGGTGCCCGGCGCGTGGGGAATGGGCCCGCTGTTCTCGCGTGCCTTGGTGGCCTGCTCCTCCGCCTTGGTGGGTTTGGCCTTGAGGAGCTCAGCAAAAGACGCGGCTTTCTTGACACGGGGGTTGATCATCTGGGCAGCCTGTTCGTGGTGGCGACGAGCCTGCGTGAAGTGTTCGCGTCCGACGTCGAGCCGGGCGATTTCCCAGTCCTCGCTGGGGGCCTGACCCACGCCCGCCATGAAGTGCTGCCCCGCTGCCGTGTGGGCGCGTCCCGCTGCCGTGTGGGATTCCACGGAGGGAAGCTTGGTCGCTGCTTCGCTGGCGAGGTTGGCGTCCCGGTGGATGACGGTGGCTTCGCGCCGGGTCTCGGGTGCCATGTCTGCGACCGCGGCCTTGAAGCGCCCGCCCTTGCCACGTGGATGATCGCTCTCGCTCCACTTGGTCAGGAGCTCCACGTAGTCGTGGCGCTCGCCCTCGCCGCCAATGGAGAACGCCTTGAGCTCGCCCTTCTTGACGCGCATCCACGTGGCGTCGTCCGGCACGTGCATGCCCACGAACCAGCCTTCCCGGCCCAGGTCCACGCCGAGCGCGTCCTGGAGCTCCTTGGTGAAGACGATGCTGTCCACCACGGTTCCCACCCGGTGGCCCTTGTGCATGGCCTTTCCGGTGCGGTCGTCCATGAACTTGTGAACAGTTTTCTGAAGCTCGCCCGTGTCCACGACGTCGCCCTGCCGGTCGGTGACGGGTTGGCCCTTCTCCACACTCACGAGCGCCCAGCCCCACACGAGGCGCTGCTCGTCGTCGAACTTCTGGACCGTCTCGGGCGGGGTCAGGAACCGCTTGACGAGCGCTTCGACCTCGGGCTGGACCTCTTCCGGCGCACGACCGGCGTCCACCGCCTCGGCGGTCAGCGTCAACAGATCGTGGGCGAATTGCGCGGCTGGGTACATGGCAGGGGCAAGAGGAGGGAGGCCGCAACATAGGCGCCTCCCCCGCTGTTGGCCTAACCCCGTGCGTGCTGGAGTGCCCGAATTCCTTCCTGGTAATCCGCGAACCCTTGGATGTTGTGGGCCCGCGTTGGGGGGAGAATGAGCACGGGCGCCGTGGGGCGGTAGCCGGGGAACCCCAGCCCGCGCGAGAAGCTTGTGGAGTGCTGCCATGCGCCCATGCGCACGCCGATCACCGTGCGCGGCCCGGGGTGACGGGTCTCCACGGCGGCCACGTGATTGTCGCCAATACAGAGCGCATCCGGCAGGAGGGTCCGGCCCTCCGTGTCCGTGGGCCACTCGTTGACCATTTCCTCGAGCCACCGCCAGCAGGCGTGCGTGATATTGAGGGCGCTGTGGCGCCGGTACTTGTGCCGGGTCGCAATGACCCAGCGCGCGGTCGTCTCGCCGGTCGTGGGGCTCACAATCTCCACCACGTAGATCAGCTCATCCGGCGCGTAGTGCACATGGTGCCGCTCGGCCAGGAGCTTGAGGTGGTCCAGCCCGACCAAGGCCCGGAGCCACGCGTCATGGTTGCCGTCGGTCATGCCGACCAAGCGCCCCTTGAAGCGGCCCACGAGCAGGTCCAGAATGCGGAACTCCTCCGGCACGTCCTTGGCGTCCGTGGGCTTGTGCTTGATGGGGTTGTCGCCAAGGTCCCCTACGGCCAGCGCCCAGAGCCCCTCCGCCGCGCCCACGGCATCCGCGTAGGCAAACAGCGCGCGCAGGTCCGTGGCCGACTTGGGGGTCACGTGCCAGTCCGAGCTCACGGTGAGTCCCACGGGCTTGTCACTGACGAACCGCAGGGTGACGTAGCTTTGGGCCCGGGCTTTGGCCACCGCGGAGTCCGTGGCGGTCAGGACGCGCTGGAGGAACGCCTCGTCACTCTCGGGCTGCGTCTCCTCCGGGGCAATGATAGTACACAGGTCCGGGCCCGTCGATTGCGGGGCAACCACTTCTCGCGTGAGAGTGATGCCCGGGAGCGTCAGTGGGGCAACGTGGAACTCCGCGTCTGCCGGCCAGTGCCCCGCGTTCCGCAGGGTGTATTTCCGGCAGCTGATGCTGTGGGCGGACCGGCCCATGGCGTGGGCGACTTGGGCGAGGTTGCCCCGGTGTTGCTTCCAAGCCGCGAGGAGGCGAGCGTCATCCTCGGGGGTCCAGGTCTGTCGGGCCATAGCCCCTACGGTGTGGGAGGAACCACAACATAGGAGCCATCAGCCCGCTTGGGGAAAACGTCCGATTACCGGACGGTGGCCGCCACCAACGCGCGCAGCGCGGGCTCGAGCTCGTCCAATGGGAGGACCTTGGTGACCGCTTGCTGGATGAGGGCCTCGGCTTGCGTGCGGAAGTTGGAGACGTCCTTCCCGTTCACGTACTCCTGGAGCTCGGCGTAGATGGCATCCAGCTCGGCTTGAAGCTGTTCGGGGGAGTCGCCCCGGGTGAGGGCCTCGGCCGTCTTGGCGCACAGGGCACCCAGGTACAGGAAATAGGGCCACGTGGGCTCGGCTGCCGCCTCGCGCTCCAGGAACTCCCCCAGCCCGTCGTTGCGTTCGTGTACGCTGCTCACTTGACCCATCCTGTCTGTTGGTGGGGCGGGAGTACGGTGGCCTTGATCACGAGTTGGCCGTTCTTGTACTCCACGTGGTCCACGTGGTACCGGGTGTTGCGGGGCAGGAGCACCTCGTACTCATAGGCGCTCGTGCTTCCCTGTGAGTTCAAGTATAGCCCTCTTGTACCCTTCGGCACGTTCAGGTGCAGGCTCGTGTTGGCGTAGCTTCCGAAGCTCCCGTGCAAGCTGGTGCTCATGAACGCCGGGTCCTCGATGATGCGGCCCAAGAGGGACTTCCCCTTCTGCCCTTCGTGCAGCTTGGACCCAAAGTTTCGGATCACACGCAGGTCCCGGTCCAGCACCGCGTTGCCGAGCGCCTTGTCCAGATTGCGGATCTTCTCTGTGGCGGCGCCCCCACTCCGGAGGTGGGAGTTGATGCTGGAGTACCCGCTCCCCTGATAGCTGCTGAGTGCCTGCGCCTGCGGCCCCGGGAGCGCGGCGCGGTACTGGGCGGCGGCCTTGTTGAGGTGCTCGTGTTGCACCTGTGGGAAGTCCGCTCGCGGGCCCGGAGTGTTGAGGCTCTTCCCCACGACCTTGAGCGTGCTGACCGTCTCCCCCACGTCCGCAGCCTTGAACGGCTTGCTCGCTTCCCACGCATTGACCTTGGCGAGGAGCTCGCCCTTGTAGGTCTGGAGGCTGGGAGCGTACACGGGAATGTTGGCGAGGGCCCCAGCGGGATCCGGTGCGTTGTAGGCATCCTGGAGCGCCTTGACCTTCTTCTTGAACAACTCCTGTTGGTCCACCGGGTACTTGGTGTCCACGGCGGGCGCCGGGGGCAGCGCGGGCATGGGGTGCTTCTTGCCTGCGGCGCTCGCGAGCGGGCTGGGCGTGGTGTCAATGACGACTTCCGGTGCCTTGAAGTGGACCGTGCTCCCCTTGAGCTGTCCCTCGAGCGAGGCAATGGCCTCGGTCTTGTAGGCGACCGTGACCGATGAGGGGACCGTGGGCGGGGTCTTGAGCGCCTTCAACCCGGCCAAGTCCCCCTTGTCGTGGAGCTCCTTGATGTGGTCGAGGTGGGCGGAGGTGTTGGGATACTGGTCGTTGTAGACGTCGTGCTGGATCACAGCGGGGTGGCTGGCGGGGTGCGTGAACGGCGTGATGGCCGTGGGGCTGCCTGCCGTCGCCTTGGCCGGGCTGAGCATGGCCGCCTTGTAGTCCTTGGCGGCGGGGCTCGAGGGCTTGTACGCCATGACCCCCGCGTGGTCCCCCTTGGCGTGGAGGTTCTGCAGGTCCTGAATCTCGTACCCGGTGCCGGTGCTCGGCTGGTAGTGGACCTGGTTTCCGTTGACGTCCCAGAAGGCGTAGTCGCCCGTGCCGCCCATGTACGTGCTGGTGGGGAGGGGTCCCAACGTTGGTGCGGCTCCTCCCACGGCCCCCGCTGCCTGCTGGGCCTTCAGCGAGGCAATAGCCGCCTTCTTGTACGGCGTGGTGACCTGCCCGCTCTGGAACTTCTCGAGCCCGTCCAGGTCGCCCGTGTCATGGAGCTCCTTGATTTTGTGGAGCTTGTGATCCACGCCGCCACTGCCCGTGCCGCTGGCATAGGACTGCATGGACGGGTGGGTGTCGAACGGCTCCAGGGGCGTGATGGTCTTGGGTCCTGCGGTGACGGTGGGGGTCAGCCCCTTCGGCTTGTTGGCGAGGATGGCCTTTTTGTATGTGGATGCCGCCGTGTAGCCCGGCTCGTTGAGCGCTTCGACCGCGTCGAAGCCTCCCTTGTTGTATGCGGCCTGGAGCTCCTTGATCTCCTTCATCTCAGAATCGAGCAAGTCGCCGGGGGCGTAGCCGGTGGTGGCCGCGTTGACCGGGGGCAGCTTGGGCTTGAGGAAGCCCTTGGCGGGCGCCTTGCTCGCGAGCAGGTCCGCCTTGTAGTCCTTTCCTGCGGCGGACATGGGCTGGTACGCCTCTACGGCGGCAGCGCCCTTGGCGTGGGCGGCTTTGAGTTTGCCGAGATCGTGATCCGACTCAATGGTGCCGTCGGCATGGTGGCCGTAGGTTTCCCAACCGCTGACGTCATCCGTATGCGTGGGCGGCAAAGGCCCCAGCTTCTTGGGAGCTGCGACGGTGACCGCCTGCGTCAGCTTCCCGTTGCTGTGGTGGGCGTAGAGAGCCGCCTGATACTCCTTGAGCGCCTTGGGGGAGCTCGCGGGCAGAGCGATCTTGTTGAGGTCCTCCACGGACTGGGCCGCCTGCATCTGGGAGGCGAGCTTCCCGTGGTACTTCCCAATGGGTCCGTTCGTGTTGAGCGTGGGGAAGTCCGGTGGGGGGAGCTTGGCCGCCTGCGTCATGGCCGCCATGCCCTTGGCTTCCGCCAGGTACTTGTGGTATTTGACGCTGTTGGGGTGGTTGCTCACGCTGTACTTGGGGAGCTTCTCGAGCGCCCCCACGGGGTCGTCGCTGGCAAGGGCCTCGTTGATGGCGAGGAACTTCTTGTTGAGCCCTGCCGCCGCGTCGGACTGGCCCCCGGACCACGGGGTCTTGAGCCCGGGGATGTACTTCGCCTTGGGGATACCGGCAATGAACTTGCCGTCCGGCCCGCGCGGGTGCTCCACCTCAATGAAGGCGGCAGCCACGCTCTTGAGCACGTCCCCCAGCGTCCGGGGCGCCTCCTCGTCCTGGGCTGTGGTGGCGAGAGTCGCCCGCAACGCATCAATGTCAAGCACGGACTCGCCTCCCGAGTGGCCGGTATGGCGACCACACACTGTCAAGGATGTACTTCTCCAGCGCGACCTTGGGCGTGTTCTGCAACACGCCGCTCACGGTGGTGCTCACGTCTTTCTGTAGCTGGGCGAACTCCCGCTCCGTGCTCGCTCGGTGGCGCCCCTTGAGGGCGTTGACCGCTGCTGCGGTGCCGTGCGCCGTGCGGATGTCCTTCAGCAGCAGCTTCCGGTCCCCGGTCAATGTCTTGAACAGGTCCCGGACCTTGCCCTCGTCCGTGTCGAACAACCGCTCCTCGCCTGCGCGCTGTCGGAGCTTTACGTGCTTGGCCAGCACGCGGTCCTCCACGGACGTGGTGTACAACTTACCGTTCTTGGCCTGGAACGCAAAGTCCACGCGGTCGCCCACCACGGTGGCGGCGCTGGTGGGCATGTTGGTGGCACCGAACGCCTTGATGGCGGCGCCGGTGTCGCGGTCACTGCCCGGGCGCATCCCCGTCTTGGCAATGAGCCGGAGCGCCAGGGCGTCGTCGCCGCTGGCCCCGTCCAGCTTTGTGTTGAACGTTTCCCATTGGTCCGCGAGCGAGCGCACCCGCTTCGTCTTGAGCGCAGAGTTGGCCTGCTCCGTGGCGTCCAGGTAGAACCGCTTGCTGCGCCCCTTGGCGTCCGTCACCTCGCCCACGTAGCTGCGCCCGGAGTGGGAGTTGGGCGGGAAGTACCGCTGGTTGGTGTAGCCCGGCGCTGCGAAGCCCTTGCCCGCAATCTCGTTCAGGTGAGACTGGGCCAGCTCATCCAACGGATTGCCGTCCTCGCCGAGCCAAATGGCGGGACGCTTGGCCTTCTTGGGGAGCGGGCCCGCAATGGCTAGGCTCGAGACGAACTGTCCCTGACTGTCGCGCGGGTGCTCGTGCTCCTCGAACGTGGGCTGGGCACGCTTGGCAAAGACGTCCGTACCACGCGGGCCCGCCACCTCGGGTCCGAACTCCAATGGGAACGGTGGGGTGTTGAACTCCTCCGGCAGCGGCCCGTTGTAGTACAGTGTGACGTGCGGGGTGTACGCCGGGTAGTCCCAAGTGGCCCCATGCCGGCGTGCGCCTTTCCACCGAGCTTGCAACGAGGGGCTGCGGAGCTTTAGGACCACCGCCCGGTCAGTCCCGAGCCGTTGCCAGCCGAGGAAGTCCCGTTGCGGCACAACGAGCGTGTCCTCCTCGGCCAGCCACGGGAACGCGCGGCGGCTGTGGACAATCGTCACGTGCAGGTTGGCGTCCAGCGGGGGCAGCCCCTCCTCTTGGGCCCACTCCCGGAGCTTGGCGTCGCACGCGGGGGTCAGGGCCCTGGCCACGTACAGCCCCGGGTCGGGTACCAGGAGCGCCTTGAGCATGGCGGCGAGCGCCTTGCGGCGTCGCTTCATGGGCTTCCATGTTGCGCTATCCGCGTGGACGTCGCCGGGGGTCAGGTCCTTCGTGACCGCGCGGAACGCCTCAGCCCAAGAGCCCATCAAGCACCATCCGGATGAAGATCACGCACCGGCAGTTCGGGTGCGCCGCTGGACCCATGATCGTGCTTCCGTCCGGCATGACAAAGGGTTCGTGAAACGCCACCCCCTCGGGGTTGAGCTCCGGAATGGGCTTGCACATGGGGCAGACGCGCTCGTCCTTCGCCACGTGCCAGAACCGGCGGAGCTCGTGCGCCTGGACCTTGCCTTCCTGAATGGCCTGCTGCCACTTGAGGTGCCCGCCCTTCCACAGCGCGGTGATGCTCTCCGTGCGCGCGACGGTTTCCGCCCGCTGCTTGAGGAGCTTCTCCTCGAACCGCTTGACGTGCGTCTCAATGGCGTCCGGGGTCAGGGCGCTCTTGGCCTCGGCGGCCCGGAGAATGCTCCGGTCGAACCGCTTGTCCCGGGTGTTGCGCCGCAGGGCTTCCTTGAGCGGCTGGCCCTTCGCGCCCCCGCTGAGGAGCTTGCGGTAGTTGTGTACCGCTTGCACGTCCTTGGGGGCCATGCCCACCAATGGACGGAGCTGGATTGCCGTCGTGGTGGGGTGAACACCGCCCCGGAGCCCCAGCTCCAGGTGGTGGAGCACTCCCGCGCGCAGCTCCGCGGACACGTTCTGCACCAGCTTCAACTCACTCTGGCGCAGCGCCGTGCTGACGGCGGGGTTGAAGAGGTTGAAGTTGACGCTCAGGAGCCCGGGAATCCGCTGTGCGCCACCCACCACGGCCTCCCGCAGGAGCGCCTGGAACTCGCTGAGGTCCAGGTGCTGGAGCAGGAGCTCCGGGTTGTTGGTGCGGACCACCTCCGCCAGGAGCTCGGGGCTGGCCCCCGTCTTGAGGTGCGCCACCGCGCGCTGGAAGGCGTCCCGGAGCTTGGGCTCGAGCCGGGTGGCGTAGGCATCCAGCTCGGCCCAAACGGCCTCGTCGCTCATTTCTTGGGCTTACAGCCCGCGCACACGCGCGTCGGAATGCCCTTGAGCTCGACCACGCGAGTGTCCGAGCGATAAAGCCGGCAGAGGGCGCACTGGAGAAGCCGGGCCATGGCCTAGCCCTGCGTGACGGTGTGGGGCAGGTTGGCCACGGACTTGAGGTGCTGCTCGAGCTTCGGGTCGGGGAACAATTGCGCGCCCGCGCCCGCAATGGACGTGATGAAGGCGCCCAGCGCCTCGAGGTTCGGCGCCTGGAAGTCGCCCGGCTTGAGCGTGGGGCGGAGCTTTTCGTCGAAATTGTTGAACTTCCACAACCGCCCCACGAGGTGACGGTTGATTTGGTCTCCAATCACCCCGAGGAACGCTCCGCCCGCCTTGGCAAAGAGGTCCGTTTTGTCGCTACTGAGGGCGAACGACCCCACGGCTTCCTGACCGAGCATGATGAAGTCCGTCATCATTGAGCTGAGCATCCGCCGGTCGTAGCGGTCCACAATGGGGCTCAGGTCAGCGGGCTTCTTGTTGTCCGCCACCACGAACCCCAGGTCGTACAGTGGGGTCTTGGTCTCGTGGTGGACGTCGCTGGGAATCACCACGCTCCCCATGCGGTCCGCCGCCACCCGGTCCGCCATCTGGCGCCACATGTTCCCAATCGCGAGCTCGGGCCCGCTCAACCCGCTCTCCAGGTACTTGCCCGGAATGCGCGCCACCACGATGCCTGCCGCGCGCACCGCCGCGCGTCCCTCCGCCTCCTCGATGGTGTTCTTGCGGAGGTACGTGATGTAGGCGTTGCGCAGAATGCTGCGCCCTTCCGGGCTGCGGAGGCGCGGCGAGGTGGTGAAGTTGAGCAGCTTGTCGCGGGGGATCAGGGCGTTGGGGCGCCCCAACACGAACTGCTCCAGCCCCAGGAGCTCGCCCGCCTCGTCGAAGTGCCACTGATGCACGGTCTCTTGCGACCGGAGGGCAATCTTCCCCACGCCGAGGGTGCCGTCCGTGAAGGCGCTGGATTGGCGCGGATCACGCTTGGGGCCTCGGCGGACCTTGTACACCACCTCCATGGGGGCGAAGCCGTACTCCAGCATGGAGAGGGCCTCCGCCACGAGGTCCCCGAAGGGGTACATCATGTCCTGGAACAGCACAGACTCGAGCCACTCCTTGGCTTCCACGGCTTCCGGCGTGTCGTCCTTGGGGTCAATGGTCCACTGGACGTTCCGCAGGAGCATGGTGAACGCGAACAGCGACGCGCCGATGATGGGGTCGTTGTCCGCCATCTCGCGGTACTTCTTGGCGCCCTGAACCCCCCGGAGCTGGGGGAGGAAGTCCTGGTAGAGGAAGCCCTCGCGCGGGGTCGCGCCCGGGAGCCCTGAGTGACCGAGCTCGTGGAGGGCTTCGCCCCGGCTGATAGTGCCGTCCGTCTCGTTGTCAGCCATTGGTCAGGAGCTCGGAGCCAAAGGGGGAATGGAGCACGCCGCCTTCCACGTTGGCGGACGGAATGTGATGCGCGAGGATGTTCCACTTCTGCCACAGGACGTAGCCCAGGGCGTCCGGCAAGTGGTCCAGCCCTGCGTCCTTGTCCTGCTGGTTAGTGCCTTCCTTCCACGTCAAACCTTCCAAGCACTTCGTGAGGCGAGGGGTCGTCGAGGGACGCAGGGTGAGGCGACGCCGCCCACTACCGGACTTGAGAAGGCTTTGCACGTTGTTGACACGGTCATGCACGCGCGGGTTACTGCGGTTCACCAACACCTCAAAGCCGTTCGCCGCGAGGATAGACAGGTCCGTTTGCCCCAAGGGCGCGTTGGTACCCTGCTGTGCTCCCGACGCATCCGGGCACACGATCATACGCCGGTCCGGGTACTTGGCCCGGAGCGCCTCGCACATTTCCTGAGTGTTACTGCTCTGGAGCTCGAGCTCCCCCAACACCTGCGGCCACCCGAGGCAGTCCTGCACAATGACCGCGCTCATGGGGTTGATGTTGAAGTCCATGCCCACGTACAGGTCGCGCCCGAGGTCAATGATGGCGCTATCCCAGTTGCCCGTGGGCCAGCCGTGGCGCGTGAAGTTGGCGTAGACGCGACCCTGGAGCGTCTCAAAGCTGGCCTCGAACTCCTGGCGGAAGACGCGCGGGTCCAGGTCAGCGCGGGCCTCGAGGATTTCACTCTGGAACACCCGCCCGCCATGCGCAGTGGTGAAGGTGAACGCCTCCCAGCCGGGCTTCTTGGCCACACCGCGCATGTGCGCGTCATAGAAGTGGTTGTAGCCCTTGGGCGTCCCGAAGAAGCCCGCACGCCCCTGCTTGTCCGCCAAGGCGGGGCGGATGACCTCGTCCCACGTGATGGGGTCAATGTCGGCGAACTCGTCAAAGTCCGCCAGGTCCAGGCCCGGGCCCCGGAGGCTGTCCGGGTTGTTGGCTCCCAGCAACTGGACCCGGCTCCCGTTCACGAGCTCAATGGAGAGCTCGGACTCGTTCTTCCGGCGGATGTACGCCGGGGGGATCATGTCCTTCAGGGGACGCCAGAAGATGTCCTTCCCCTGCTTGTACGTGGGGAAAATGACCCGGCATTCCTGGTTCGGCTTACACACCGCCTGATGGTACTGCCGCACCCCGATGAGCGTGGTCTTCCCAAAGCGGCGGCCTGCCACGAGCGTGACAAACCGGGCCGCACTCCGGAAGACGCGCGACTGCGCGACACCAAGGGCGGGGGCGCTCACTTGTCGAGCCGGGCGTGATACTTGACGTGCGTGAGGATGCCCGCCACGCTCTGGGCGAACACATACCCGCGCCACGCCCGCGTCCCGGCGAGCTCGCGCCAATCCACCTCGTTGGTGGGGACGTCCTCCCCATCCCGAGGGCCGCCATACGCCGTCACAAAGCCGGGTTTCATGCGGCGTGTACCTCGCCATGACGGATGAACCCGTGCCACCCCTGCCGCACCACGCGGTTGGTGTCGGGCTCCACCTCGTACTCGTTGATGCTGGGGCTCAGGGAGAGCGTGTCGGGGTACGCGCCTGTGGCGGCCCAACGGTAGGTGCCGTCCGGCTGCTGGCCAGCGGTGCGCCCCACCCGAACCCGCAACGTGTGGAACGGGCCAAAGGGGCAGTCGCCCCCGAGGGGGCACAGGAACAGCAACACGCCGTCCTCGAGCGTGCCTTTCAAACGCGGGTCCAGGTCAATGAGTCGCATGGGGTACTCCTCCGACGTTGCGGCTTGCGGGGGCGGGGTGGACCAAGACACGTGTCGCAGGCAGTGCGTGGGCGGCCTCGGCGCACTTCAATCAGGCCGCCGCACGCGCACGTGCGCGGGGTGCGCTTGTGGTAACGCCGGTAGTACGTCTGGTTCCAGCCTGCGCGCCGGGCGGGAATGCACTGGGCGCAGAACCGGGCTTTGCTGTTCTCGACCCCGGAGGCGCAGACTTGGCACCTGAGCTGGCCCGGGGCCACGGGCGGGAGCAATTGTTGCGGGGCGGCCTGTTTCTGGTTGCGAGTGACCCCTTCGAGGCAGGGGTAGCACCGCACGCGGGTCCGGCCATTGCCGTCAGACTCCAGCACTTGCCGGCGACCGCAGTCGTGGGCGTCCGCCCAGCCGATGATTTTGAACGGGGGCGGCATGACCCTTCCTCCTGCTGGCATGGGTTGGGAACTTTCCTTGGGGGGAATCGAGCGCGCGGTAGCGAAGCTCACGGCACAGGGTCCGGCTTGCCCTCGGGCAGCGGGGCGTCCTCAGCGGCCAGCGGGAACACGGGCGCCGGGAGCTTGGCCACGTCTGCCGGGTCCATCTCCGCGGTACCCACGAAGCCCAGCCCCACACGGGCGTAGAGCTCCGCGATGGCAATGACGTCCTTGAGCGGCGTGGTGAACACCCCCTCGTGCTGTGCGTCAATAGCCTGCTCCAGCCGGGGGCGGATGCGCGCATCGAACACGTGCTGCATGGAGAGGCGAATCTCGCCACGGGTGCGGCCACTGAGCTGCGTCCCCACGCCGAGCGCCTTGAACGGCTCGAGACTCGGGGGTGGCGCTGGGGCGTCCGCCGGGGGCGTCACAGGCTTCAGGGTCCGCTCATTGGCGGGCCCCTTGCGCTTGCGGCGCTGATTGCGGTTAGGCTTCTGTGGCATAGGCCCACGGTACACTCACGCGGGCTCTTGGACTACCTCAAGTGCACCGTGGTAGTGGTTGTAGACAGAGCGACCATAGCTACAACCCACCTTCCACGCGCCTATCCTCCACTCCTCTCACGTTTACAACAAAACCCGTTGTACTCGTGGTACACTTTTCGTTTTTTATTCTCGCGTTGACCCACACGCGTCATGGAGGAGAGAGGGACCACCACCGACTATGCTCTAGAACAGCGCGAGCTGGGTTGGCGGGCCACTCAAGTGCTCCCAACACACCACGCACGTAGGCGCACGCTGACCCGGGACCCCCACCTCAACCACAATCGGCTTGGCGCACCGGGGGCAGGCCGTGGCATTGAGCAACACGTCCTTGGCCACGGGAAAGGTGTTCGGTCCCCACACCAAGCTCTGCCCGCGCCCGAACCCCATGGGGAGCTCCGTGTCCTCCCCTTCCAGGAAGGTGTCAAACAATACCTCCCCCTTGGTCGTCACAGCCCACGCCGCCCAGCCTCGCTTCGCAAAGAGGTGCACTGCCTCCACACTCGACGCCTTCGCCTTGACCCGGGCCAACCCCCGCTTCCGCGCTGCCGCCTCGGCATGGTCGAGCAACACGCGCATGCTCCCGGTGCGCCGGAACGCGGGGTCCGTGTGGAGCCCGTAGACGTTCAGGTGCGTCCGAGTGAAGCCCACGGCGCACAGGGCCGTGACCAGGGTCCCGGCGTGGAGCCCGTACACCGTGGCGCCCCTCCACTTGTACACTCGGAACTCGGCGAGAAGCGCCCGCTCGTTGGCGAGCGCCTTGCTCTTGCCGAGCTTCCCCCGGAACCGCTTCGTGTACAGATCCACGTCCTGAATGGTCGCGAGCTCTACGACGCGCACAGCGCCCTCACAAAGTCTAGGGTGGCGAACCAATTCGCCCCCTGCCCCCACTGCCGGGTGGGACGGTTAATGGCGTCCGTGCTGACAATGAACTTTAGCCATTCCGGGCGTCCGTCGGCGCGCCAGTAGTACCAATCCTCGGTCCCTACACGCAGCAGGATGCCACAGCGCCCGCCGTTCCGCGCCCAGCGGTTCAGCCAGAACGCCTGCGCGGGCTGGAGCCCGTGGCCGCCATAGGTCAACACGGGCGTGGTGCTCAGGTCTTTGGGGAGCGCCTTGAGCCACTTGAGCTCCAGGAGCCCGGTCAACGGTTGGCCGTCCGTGTGGAACTTATGGTTCCCCTGTTGGTCTACGGGTTTGAGCGTCCAGAGCGTGTCGGGAATGCCGTCGTTGAAGCGGTCCGTGAGGCGCTCCACGTGGAGGAACGGCTTCAGCTTGGGCTGGAGGTACTCCCACATATTATTTTCGCTCACGGCACGAGCTCCACGGGTTGAGGTTCCAGAATCAATTCCGACAACAGGAGCGGGGCCAACGAGGTGCTCTCCTCGGGGAGGGTACACACCTCGACGGTCTTGCTGAGCACCAACCGCCCGAGCCCCGGGGGCACCCACGTCACCGTCACATAGTCCGCCACGTTCTCCCTGGTCCGTTCCATCACGTGACAGTACAGCTTCCGCCACAGGGCCACCGAGAGCCCTATGTGAACCTGGAACGTGTCCGGGTCCTCAATGGCCGCCCAGCGATAGCCCTCGAGCTGGAACACATGGACGTGGGGTCGCGGGGCCAGGAGCTTGGCCAGCGCGGTCAGCATGACCTCCTGCTTCATGCGTTCCCCTTGGTGAAGCGGAGGCACGGGCAGAGTTGAAGCGTGAGGCGGAGCCCGGTCCCCCGGTACGGCTGGGTGCGCACCGCGACGCCCGTCCCGTGGCACGTCTCACAAAACACGGTAGTGGTGACCGCGTAGCCTTGCGCCCGCGCCTCGTCTACGGAGAGCCCAAGGGTGGTGAGTTGCTCCTGAAGCCACTGCGACTTGAGCGTGACGCTCGCCATGGCGACCCGGGCGAGGCTATCGTTGAGAGTCATGGGGGGCGGGACCGTTTCGCTTGCCGATGTCGCTCACGTGGACCGCGAGCCGCGCAAAGGCGTTGAAGATTTGTTCTTGGTGGTCGCTGGGAATCCGCTCGCTGTCGGGCCCTCCTCGGGTGACCTCGCGAGCCAGCCGGACTTTCTGTTGGAACTCCTCAGCGAGTTGATCGAGGAGCCACGTATCACTACGGCGGAGCATTGGGGCACTACTCCTTGTCGAGAGAGCTTCCGTTGAGTTTCGCCAGGTTGATGGTGGTGATCAACACGTCATGGTGGTGTTGGCGCGCGTGCCAACGTCCGGTCTCCGTGACCTTGTGTATAGGGTTCTTGATGTCGGGGAAGGTGCCCGTGTCAATGGTCCGTTCGTACGGACACTGTTGACACTTGGCGGTCGTGATGGTGCGGTGCCCCACTGGCATGAGGGGGGCTTGACGTCGTGGGTGGAACTTGTTTCCCTTGCGAAAGACCATAGCGGAGAAGCTACTCCGCTTGCTCCGCGAGGAAAGCGTCCCCCACCTGAGCCTCCACGCGGTCCATCAGCTCTTTGAGCCAGCTCCGGTACATGCCCTGCTCCTCGAGCGCCAGAAGCCAGAGCAGGTTCCACCGCACATCCACGGGGAGGACGGTGAGCCCGCACTCCGCGGTGCCGCCGTGGGCGGGGGCCTTCCGGATAGCGCTCAGGTGTACGTGGAACTCGCGCTCGGTGCCCTGCTCGCGCACGGCGATGACGTCGCCCACCCGGTACTCAGCCCGGATGCTATGCGTGAGCGTCCGGTGCATGAGGGCAAAGAGCGCCGGGGAGACCGTCAGGGTCTTGAGGTCCGGCGGGGTCACAGCAGGGCCGCAAGCGCGATCAAGCCGAGGCCAACGACGACACCAATCATGGCGCCGTCCCGAATCTGTTGTTTGGTTGTCATGGTTTGGGGCGAGAAGGGAGGGGACCAATACAGCGTATGGGCTTGTCGCGAAAGGGCTCTCCACGCGGGGTCCAGTACGCAAAGAGCCCCTGCCACCAGAGGTAGTCCTTGGGACTGATGGACCGGGCTTCGAGCGTGCGCTCGAGCGCGACGCTGCCCGTGCGACTGGGGTGCTCCGGATCCTGATAGCGTACCAGGATCCGGTCCAGTTGATCGACGGTGTCAATCACCTCGCCGCCGACGGTCCGCATGGCCTACGGCGCCACCCCGGCCACCGCCGCGTTGACCTTGGCGGTGTCCGCACCAATCGGCGTGCCGTCATACCCCACGGGGAGCGTGGCCGGGAGCGCCGGAACGCACCATTTGAACTTGTCCGCTCCGCAGGTATACGGCGCCGTCTCCACGGCGAGGTTGGTACGCCACACCGTGCCGGGCGTCCGGGGGACGCCGCCACTGGAGTGGACGCCGTAGTCCCCGGTATAGCCGACGTTGGCGTCGTACAGGAACGCCGTGTTGGCGCCGCCATCGAGGCTGATGAGCTTTAAGCTGGGCTTCGCGTTGAGCATCGTGTTGTGGATGATGGTCACGTGGGCGACGTCGCCCAGGACCTGCCACGGGATACCCTCGGCGCCGGCAAACGACTCGGCGATGTTGTGATAGATGGTAAACCGGGCCGCCGCGCTATCCACGGGGGCCCAGCCCGGCTTTGCGGCGATGTTGATTCCGCTCCCAATCATGCGGAACTTGTTGTACCGGATGGTCACATCCCGCGTGGTGCTCTGGCGGGCGCTGCCGTCCTGGTTCTCCGCCTTGAGGAGCATGGCGTACCCGGCCTGAGCGCTCGCCCAGACGTTCTCGATCACGTTGCCTTCCACGAGCAGGCGGCGCGCGTGCTTGGATTCGATGATCGTCTTGGTGAGCCACTTCCCCTTCCACGCAAGGGGGCGACTGAGGTGGTTCCGGGTGATGGTGATGTCCGTGGGGGTGAGCCCGGGCACGGCGGGGTCGGCGCCGCCGAACATCACGCCCATGTGCCCGCCCGCCAGGTAGTTGTCGTGAATGAGGAACGGGCCCGGCCCGTTGTACCCAATCAGCGCCTGCGAGTCCTGGTCATAGTAGTGGCAATCGTCCAGGTAGCTGCGGAGGACCGAGGTGCTTCCGCTGTTGAGGGTCACGCACCGCTTCAGGTTCATCACGGCGTTGCCGTGCACCCAGACGCGGTCCAGGATGATGTTGGTGGGAATGGAGGCGACCGTCGTCTGAATAGGGCCCGAGTCGCCGAGCCGCACGAGCATGTTCACCTCGGCCACGCCTGCGGCCACGGTCACCTCGAGCTCGGCGAGCCGCCAGCCGCTGGTGCCGGGCGCCGTGCCAATAGCGGCGCTGTAGCCGGGCGTCACAATGCGCGCGAGCCCCACGGCGGTGGCGGGGGTGATGCGGCCCACGCCCTCGGTCTTGTCGGTGCGGACGGTCACCCAGCCGATACAGCCTCGTGCCGGAAGGGCGAAGTTGCCGGTGTAGGTGGCGCCCGCCGCCAGGAGGAGCTCGTCGCCGCAGGTAGCCGCGTTGAGGTACGTCTGGAGGTTGGCCCCGGCTGGGACCTTGGTCGCACGAGTGGGCACGGTGGCCGCGAGCGGCCCCGTGACGCGGGGGAGCTCGGC